TGCGTTGGGCTGGTTTTTCAGCGTCCGACGAGTTTCCCTCAAAATTCTCAGGGAAGCGTTTTTGCATCGTCTCATCTATACGAAGGTAATAATCTTCAGAGGTGGGGTCTATCCCACTCCTGACTAATCTTTCATGTACTCCTAGAGCTAAAGATGTCATTTCTTCGTCTTTACCGAACCAATCGTTTTCAATCTGCCATTCTGTAGCTCTTGAATCGGGTGCGGTTGCTTTAGGTTTTAAACTGTCTAAGTTACTTTGTACACTATTTTCTTGGGGTTGTCCATCATATTTATATTGGGGCTTAATATTCTGAGCAGAAGAAACATTATACTGGGCACTGTTCATAGCTGCTTGAGCTTCCACTATCTGCTCGGTATCTCCAGAATCATAGGCTACTCTGTAATCTTTCTTAGCCGCCACTAAATCTGAATCATATTTGCTCTTTAAAGTTTTTAAATAATCTTCTTCCCCAGAACTTAAAGTTTGCTTAAGCTCGTTGTTCTGTGTGTGTATTTTTTGGGCATAAGCAACAGCTTCGTCGCGTTCTCTAGCGGAAGCTTCTTTAGCACGTCTTTCATCATGGTAGACTTTTTTAAGCTGAGCCATCCGTTGTTTAACACGATCAGAATAACCCTCTAATGTATCGTTTTCTAAAGTCTCAACCATGTCTTCAGGCAGTGGCTCTTTTCCTTTATCAGCGGGAGGTGTATCATCTACTTCCTCAACAAAAAGTTCTTCCTGCTTTGGTTTTTCCGGAACTACACGTTCAACATCTGCTGTAGATTTTGTGGGTTTTTCTTTTTCTTTTTCTTTTTCTTTAACTTCTAAATCTACTTCTACTTCTTCAATAAGGTCTACTTCTTCATCTGGTATTTCATTTATAATTTCAGCCATGCTTGTCTCCTATGCGCGTTCGTATCCGCGGGGGTCATCGACCACTGCTTCTACGGTATCGTCGTTTATTATTCTAAACTCTTTTCCGTGAATTTTAATTCTAGTACCTGCGTAAGCACGGGTAATAACGAAGTCACCTTCTTTACACCACGGGCCTTCGGGAAATCTAGCTTTATCTTTATAAGCTAAATCACCTAACTGCATAACAAATAAACATACGGTTGCTGCTTCTTCTATATGTTTAACTGTATCTGATTTGATAAGACCCCCCTCATATGTTTCCTCTGCTTCAGGAACAATACATAAAATACGATAGCCTTTAACGTCAGGTAGTTGAGTAGCTATTTTTTCAAGCGCCTCCTTTTCCGTGACATTTTTGCCTTCGGTAGTTTTAGTGTTTTTAATTTTAATAGGAGCTCCAGATATGGAGACTATTTTATTGTCTGGGGTTGCAATGGTATCACTCATTTTTGCACCACACTGTCTGTTGGAGTAGAGTCAAAATCTTCCTCACCTTTTTCATTGGCTCTAAGGGCATCACCAATCATGTTTTGAACAATGAGATATCCCCTTATTTCTCCACATGCATGTTGATAAGCTTCAAATGAATTAGCACCTCTACCCATGATAGAAGCATTAACGTTTCTTTAACCATGTTTTATTCCTTTATATTTAGTTGAGTTTCATCCTTAAGTTTTGTATCTTTTACCTGAGTTTCATCTTTTAACTTTTGCTTATGAGCAGTAGTTTCATTACGTAACCTAGATTCTTTTTCACGGAGGTTGATGTCTTTATTTTTTTGGACTACATCTACGCCCATCTTAGCGCCTTCGAGTAATTCTTTTGCCTTAATTTGTTTATCCTCTGTCACTGCTTTAGCTCCAAGTTGAGCCCCTGCAATTTGTTCGTTAGACTCAATTCTAGCTTTTTCTAAAATCATATCTCGTTGAACATTAGTTGATAGTTTTTCTTGCTCTAACATTAACTTACCTTTATCAAGCTCAATATCAGCCATTGTTTTCTGTGCTTTCATTTGAGTTTCTTGTTTCTTAAGCTCAAGTTCAGCTTGTTGCATTTGAATCAATGGATCTTCTTGCGCTTGCTGAGCTTGTCTTTGTTGAGCATCGGATTTATTCTGCTGTAGAAGTTTTTGTGCTGCATCAGCAGCCAATCTTGCTACTTGATTCTGAATATTTTCTGGCATCACTTCGTCTTCTTCTGGAAGTGGTACGCCGAGTTGTACTTCGATTTGTTTTCTATATTCAAAAGCTAAATGCTCTGCTAAATGAGCTTCCATTGCTGCCTGCATTTGAGGCGCTTTTGGATTCTGCCCTAGCATCTCACGGACAAGGGGGTCATCTCTAAATGTCCTATGTACCTCAATATGAGCTTTTTGATCTTGGAATAAAAATGCTTTAACTGGAGTTCCGTTCACCATATTCATATTCTCAGATACTGGGTCTAAAGGTTTAGCATCATCGTCTGTAGGAATAAGTTTGCCAATATTTTTAACCCCTAGCACTTCTAGCATTTGTTTATTAAGTTCTTTTAAGTCATAGATATCAGGATTTTGTTGAGCCATTTGCATAACAGCTTGGTATTGCACAACCTTCTGCGCCATCGTTGCAGCATTAGGGTCAGCTACGGGTATTAGATTAACCCTATCGTAGTCTGCTTGTTTAGCTCCGGGGGTTCCTGTTGCTGGATCATATTGATAATTAGGGTCTGTATAATCTTTAATTATATTTTTAAGTAATAAGAACTCTTTTTTCATTGAGTAATAGATACGAGCATTAACTGCTGACATTACTTTCAATGTTCGCTCAAGTATAGCGAGTGTAGAACCTACTGGAGAGTTAGCTGACATATCAGATACTTTCATATCTGCTGCAGAAGCAAAGCGCCTGCCTTCTTCAATAATCTTGTCCATTAAACCTGCAAGCACTTGACTTGGCTCTTTATATGGAAGTGGCATTAAGTTGTCTCGAAGTGTTCCAGATGGTGCGTCTACATCACGCCATTCTGCTGGTCCAATTGGAGTATCATCACCTTTAATTCGTAAACCTCTAGCTTTAAATCCGCCGGGTAAGTTTGATAGTGTGCCTGCATCAACTAACTGACGTAGTAACATAGTTCCTGATTTAGAGAACCCACCAATAAGATGAATTAATCCAAAGCAATAGAAACCAAATCCTGGGATATACCCATAATGCACAAAATGCTCACGCCGTTTTTGTTGGCTGTCTTCTTGTTTCCAATTACGGCGAACAGCTAATACTTCTTGTGTGCCTTTATCAATCGTAACTATATAAGGTAATGCTATTCCTGTTTTACCATCATCATCTTCATCTTCATAACCTTCTAAATCAAGGTTAACATTCATTTCTAATATTTTATATCGGTCATCATTAGTAGCATCGAACCCCATTTGTTCTGCAATCTTTTTCTCTACTTCATCTAAATCATAATCTGGTTCACCTAGTTCTATATCACGATAGAACCCTATGTGTTGTAGGTTGTGAATTTCTTGTTCAGTCTTTCGCATAACATGAGTTACACGCTCAGCAGTTTCTAGATTAGATGCTCCGTAAGGAACCACCATATCTTCAGCTGGAACAAAGATAGATACTTGTCTTTCTAGTGTTGGGTCATAGTATACTTTCTTAAATGCATTACCCGCTAATCCTAAACCCCATAACATTCTTTCATGCTCTGGTCTATACTCTGGCATTTTGTCCATGAGTTGATAGTTCATGTTCTCTTGAACACGCTGAGATGCTTCAATACATTCGTCTGTTTCTTTACCAATAATAGAAGTTTTCACCGGGCCTGCAGCGGGGAAAGTTTCCATCATTGTTTCAGCTTGGAATTTAACTAATGCTTCGGAGAGTAATGGGTGATAGACAGCACATGCACCTTCCCATGGTTCGGACCTTTCTTCTATTTTAAGTCCTAAAAGTTCTAAGCCATCAACATAAGTTTCTAGCCAGTCTTTTCTTGAGTTTAGGTCATTTGTAAAATCTTCTAATAAGTCAGATGATAAGGTAGCTAAATATTTTTCATCAAGTTCTTCAGCTAAGTTTTTACTAAACTCGTCATCTTCCATACGATCCGGGTCAATAACTATTTCAGTATCACCAATACCAATAGTTACTTTTTCAGGGTCCTCTATTTCAATCTCAATAGCCTGTTCGTTTTCCGCCGCTTCATCTATTCCTACGGGAGCCGCATATAGTCCTTTATCTACATCTGCCATTATTATTCCTTATATTATAGTGCATATAACCTCTTATTTTTTCGACCCCTAAACATCTGAACGTCTTCTTCTTCATCATTTGGCAAGCGAATAAATCCACCCTGTCTAAATCTAGCTAACGCTAAAGTTGTGGCATCCACTAAGTCGTCATTAGCCCCTGCTGGAAAATCATTACACTCTTCTATTACTTCTTTTGCCCATCGTCTATCGGGAGCCCATACTACACCCCCACTAAACAAATCAGATACAGCATTTACCCTACTTGTTTTGTCTTGACCTTTCCCCGGGGTGAACTCACCCACTGGAATACCCATTCTTCTAAATTCTTGATAAAGCGCTGCGCCATTTGACTTCTTTTCTACAATAAATGCATCAGGTTCCCAATCTTGGTATTCCTCTATACACAATTGCTTTAATTCTGGAAACTCTAACCTTTTTTTAATTGCATTAAGTAGTATTATAGCGTAGTTATTTGTTTCTTCGTTAAAAAATACGCCCCAAGTCGTTAATGCGTTGTAATCAGCTCTATTATTGGTTTCTTGCGCGGCATCGAGTGTCATTATAGTAAATTCACACTCTGGTGGGTCTTCTTCTTCCCATATATTCCACCATTCACGCTTAATAAGTGCCCCTTCTTCTGAAGTCGGGTTCTGCATGTACTGTGCATTCCAATATCGTACATCAATTGCAGCTCTTCTCGCTTGTAATTCTTCTATAGGCCAAAACTCTGGCCATAATGATACTTCTTCACCCTTTTTATTCTCTAATATAGCTGGAAATTCAACAACTTCCCACTCATCTACATCATCGTTCTTAATCATTTGGTTAACTATCTGTCCTGTCAGGTCTAATTTAGACCATCTAGTCATTACAACAACAATAGCACCACCAGGCATAAGACGCTGAAGCGGACCGGACTGAAACCATTCCCAAGCTGGTAAGAAGACATCCGATTTACCCAATTTTGCATCTTGCTCTGAATGGGGGTCGTCAATAATGAATAAGTCGGCACCCCTACCAGCCAAAGCACCGCCAACACCGATTGCGAAATATTCACCATTGTGGTTCGTGCCCCATCTCGAAGCTGATTTACTATCCGCTTGCAAGCTGATATCGGGGAATATGTCTTTATAAGCGTCTGAGCCCACGAGATTCCGGACCCTACGTCCGAAGTTAACCGCAAGATCAGCTGTATGAGATGCCATAATAACTTTTTTTGCTGGATGTTTACCCAGAAACCAAGCCGGTGCCAGATATGATATGAGTTCTGATTTTCTTCAAACAATTTAGCCAGTCTTGCATGGTGTGCTCCTACTTTATAATCGGGGTAGACATGTTTAATAAAGTCTAAGAAGTTTGCCTTCCCCTGGGTTTTAATTAAGTCTTTCTTATAATCTTTTAAGAGTGATAAACTTTTACGTCGTTCACGCTCAGTCATGTTGGGTAGAGATTTTTGTAATAAATCTAAATCCGCTTCACTAATCATCTTCGCCTTCTATCCTTTCATATTCTACTCCCTCAACTATTTTACCCTTTAGCTGGTCTATTGTTTCTCTGAGTTCTTTTTCTAACTCATCGCCAGACTTGGTAATATGTGTAATCACTGTCTGTCTTTTAAATGCATCAACTCCATCAATCTCACCTATTGCCCGGAGTGCGGCTAGTTTATCTCGATCATTCTTAGCCATCGCCGCTAGTTGTACAAAGTTGTTTACCACAAATAGTTTTAAGTCTGCCAATTCTTCCACAATCATGCAGTTAGTCTGACCTACAATTCCTGCAAGAAACGCCATGGTCTCATTAGGATAGTTGGCAAACTCTGGTTTGAGCTTTTTGTTTGTCATCATTTCCCGTGCTAAATCTTGTGCTTGTTCTTGGTGTTCTTTTGAGGGCGTAATGTCTTCCCCATTAATATCTGCTAATTCTTTTATTGTTGTTGACCTAACTTTTAGTTCTTGTTCCGGGGTCATTTCTGGTATGGCTTCTTTTTTAGATTTAGGAATACGAATGTCGGGCTCAACCTGGGGCATGACACTGACAAGGTCTTCTATAAGATCGGATTCCTCTGCAGGGCTTAAAATTGGAATTTTTAGTTTACTCACGTGTTCGCTGTTACACCCTATATTAATTGCAGCTATAAGTTGCTGAGTATAACTAACTAACTAAGGGATTGCAACTAGGAAATTAAAGAAAGGCAATGAAATAGAGTGCCTAAGAAGGAAAGGAAGGCCATTATGTAGATGGGTATATTATCCATAGCCGTAGTATACGAGCTTTAGCTAACTAATGTGGTAATGAGAACCATTCGCGTTTTTGAGAATTTTTTGCAAAATATTTTTTTG